CCAAACGGACCTGTAAATGGATCTACGGTTGCTACTTCATAGATTGTTCCACGACCAGATCTTGGTCCCGCTGTTTCTCTATAAATAACTTCATCACCTGAGTTACGAATATTGGTAACTAAAATGTTATTAATGGCATTATCTGTATTGTTTGAAGATGTTCTTGGATCTAGTCTAGTTCTTGCTACTAATTTATTTTCATGTTGCAAAAATGCTTCTGGTTTAATTTGTTCAGTTCCCGCTCCGCCAACAGATGTTGCATTTAATATAATTGTTCTATCAAAAAACCATTGTCTACTTGCTTGTCCATATTGGGTTTGAGTTATAACTGGATAGTATAAGTCTGCCTTCATTGGATATAGAAAGTCTGTTGTACAGTCTTCCATTATAATACTCCTGGACGGATAATATTCTCTTTATATTTTTCTAAAATTTTATCTACTAGTATATTTCCAGTTCCATCAATTAAACGTTTATCGTATTCAATTTTAAACTGATCTGTACTATAATTTTTAACATATCTCTTGTAGTAATCTAATCTTCCACATTTGATGTCATCAATGAGCATTAGTGTTGCATCTTGAATATCATATGGGACAACCTTGTATCCTGTTTCTGCTAAAACAATATAATCTGCACCTTCTGAAAATGCAACTCCTGGAACAATAGTTTGAGTGTTTCCACTATCTTCTGTATCGAATAAACTCATAGAATCAGACACGCCTACAGGTATACGAGAATATCTTCTTTCTGCACGATTTATAGAGTCAACACTTTCAAGTGGATCTTTAGTAATTGCTGTTTTATCTTTAGTAATTAAAAATGTATAATCTGTTAATGCTGGTCCATCTTCATTGTCTATATCATATACAAGTTCTGCATTTTCATATACTTTTAAAAGTTTATGTGTTTTTTTCCAAAGCGGTAGATAGTCATTTCCTTGACCAACTACTTCTAAATAAGTTCTATCATAATAAAATCCACCAGTAATGCTATCAATTATTATTCTTGCTAAATTTTCATAACTTTTATATAGTGCTATATCGCTTGCAATTCCTGATGTAGCAAGAGCGATTGGATCTACGTATGGTCTTAAAATTTCTAAATTATCTTCTACAACAATATCACCACGAACAAGGTTTGCCCCAGATGATCCGCCATCTTCGTATATTGTTAGTGCATATGACTTATCGTATTTAATAAAATTACCATCTAAAGAATAGGTAATCTGTTTACTAGCATTAGACTCTACAGCCTCTTCAATTTCACTCTGCTCTGCAACGTTCTCAATAACAATTATGTAGTCGGCATTAGCATCTGGAACTGTGTAGGTTACAGAAAGAGGATATGGGGGAAGACGTAATATCTGCATTTTTATTTACCGTAGTATGAGGCTACTTCTTCTGGCGGTGCAATACGTACCAATTTGTGTGTTAGCCACTTTTCCGATGCCTCCTTTGAGACTATGTTATATCCTACCTTTAAAGCCCCTAAGTTATCCATATGTAGGTTTTTTTGTGAATATAGGGCTACCTTATTTACTAATGTTTTTGCTTTATCTAATTCCTCTACCCGCTCTTCTGTGTTTACTGGAGGAATCCAACTAGCAAGAATCTCTAATATTTCAAGTTTAGTATTTGCATCAAATAATTCAATATTATTTTTCTTTGCATATGCTTTTAATGCCATTACAGTTTTAGTTGATAACTCTTCAATTGTTAAGTTCATAATTCTCCTATGCTTATTTGTAATTATACCAGAATAAGAATAAGGCGGGTAGTTTTTTACGCTACCCGCCCTAATATTTGATCTTTTAGATCTTAGGAATCAGCACTATCTGAGTCAACATAAGCGACTGCATCTAGTTCTTCCCATTGGATACCAAAGCGTACAAATACGGTGTATTCGATGGTGTCTTTCTTTGGCTTGTATTCACGGTTTACAGTGATGTCTCTCTGGAAGCCCCATACACGGTTCTGAGGGAATGTCAAATCGACATAACCTGCAGGGTAGTAAGGAACCTCAAGAACGTCTACACCAAGTACACGAGTGGTGCGTGAGTTGCCAAGGGTCTGTGCTCCGCCATCAAGGAATTCTTGACGGTTGGCTTGAGTGCTACCAATACGATCAGCGAATGCTGAAGAGATAGCGTCTGCAAGAGTACCATTGTTACGAACAATACCAGCAAAAGCATCAGTACCTGCGTAGAACTTAAGGTTTGCCTTAAGTGCACGATACTTGCGAGGCATTGCTAATAGCAAGCCTTGCATTACTGATGTTGTGTAGTTATTGTCTGAAACTGTTGCAGCATATTCGTGAGCAGCATTTCCTACTGTTCCACGAGTTTGCTTTACGAAACCAGCCATGATTGAAAGGAAGGCATCTGCGCCTGTTCCTAAACCATTGATAGCAAGATCTTCAATATCATTTGCGAAAGCATTGGTCATCAAGCGAACTAGATGATCTTCAAGTGCTCCACCTTCAATATTGTCTTCAAGTGCTTCTGTTGATACTTCCCAATCAAGACGAATCTTTTTGGTAGTTAATTCAACCTTTGTAAAAGTTGCGCCGATGTTTGTATAATCTGGTGCACCTTGTGCTGCTGCACGGATTACACGCTCTCCAACGTTGACCTTTTCGATCTCCATTGTGTTAGCACGCATTGTAACTCTACGACCATCTTTAGCGAGAACTGTTGCATCCCACACATAGTCGATGAATCTACGAGCCTGCTCTGGTGCTAGAATACCACCTGCTGCGCCTGTTGGGTTTACTGCGTTTGCTCCAGATGTTGATCCGAATGCTGCAGTTGCTGTGTTACCAAGTTGTGATCCTACAGACGCTGCTGCAGAATCTAAACCAGTAGCACCACCAACGCCACCAGAAACGAATCCGCCTTGAGAGTTAATCTCATTGCCTGCTCCGCCTGATCCTGGATAGTTTTTTTCTAGGTCTTTATTTTGTTCCGACATTATTTTTCACCTCCTAGTGATTTTATTGCTTATTTAAATAGGTCGGTTGATGTGAGGAAACGACCGCCCCATAGGGATTTCTGAACTTTTGAGGGTTCAAACTGCACGATCTCGCCTAGATCGCCAGACTTGCGGAAAGCGGTGTCTTGCTCTACAAGATCTACACGCTTACCAAACTCATTGAAAACTCCCTTAACATTGTTTACTTCTGCAGATACGGTTTTAACCTCACCTGATACATTGTCAAGAGACTTGCTTAATGCAACTACCTGCTCATGAAGAGACTTAACGGTTGATGCTAGATCGCCAAAGGCATTTGTAAGAGAGTTTTTAATTTCTGCAACTGCCTCAACAATTGCTTCGTTAGATTTTTCAACAATAGTTTCTACTGTTGTTACCTCTCCCTCTTCTGTTTTTTCAACAGAAGAATCTGCACTACCATCTTCTGATTTAGCAATAGCAAGTTCTTCAACTGCTGGTGCTACCTCATCGACTGCAGCGGTTTCTGTTGCTTCTGCAACAATTTTTTCTGCTTCTGCAACTATTTCTTCAGTTGCTTCTGCAACAACCTCTGCTGGCTGTGCCTCTGGAGCGACCTGTACTTCTTCAACTGCAGTTTCAATTACTGCATCTGTTGCTTCAGTCATAGGACTAACCTCCTTTGTAATCTTAATTGTACTAATGCCTTTAGCACTATCAACTAAGAACTTTATTGTTTCTGTGTTATTCTTATCGCCTTTTTCAATAAAGCCAATATTTTGCATTGGCTTACCAGATGTAGGGCTTACTTCATTATCAGACTCTGAAACCATTACAATACCTGCTTCAGAATCCCAAAATACATTTTCAATTTCTGCCTTTGAAAGATATCCACCAATTACATTTTGACCATTGACCTTTTCAATGGAAACAATATTTGCAAACTGGTTTGCTGGATTATCAACCAATGACAACTCGTATAGATCATATTCTTTAATAATTCTAATGCTTTTCTTTAGATCGTCGTTATATGCATCATCCCAATTTTTAATGTTACCGCCAATTGAAAAACCTTTATAGGTTCCATCTAATACTTTTTCCCATGCATCTTGTGCACCTTTTGAAACATAAGCAGATACATAAACTCCACTATAAAACTTTTTTGTTGATGGATCAAAATAACGATCTTCTTTAAATGATACTATCTTTCCTACTGCGGATGGTTGGTGCATTTCTCTTAAGTTGCCCCTGAAATTTTTAAATGCTTCAACGCTAGATTCGGTTGTTACAATATCACCTTGCTTGTCAACATTATCAAGAGTTGCAAAGCCAGATACTATTCGGCGTTCTACATCTACCTTGCCAATAGGCATTGATAGACGAACACTGTCGCCATCAGTTTCCCAATGTGCTTTATTTATTAACATATCGTTATCCATTATACCAAACTATTTTATGATTATCTCATTTACTGAGATGATCTACCCTCACCCTGTGCATTACGACCAGAGATGGTTGTTGGAGAGTCAGAGTTGTTATTTGTTCGTTCTGCATCTCTTTGACGACTACCTGCCAAGTTTGCCCTTGAGTCAGTTGCTTGACGTGGAGACATTACAAATGGTTCGTCACCATCTACTCTTTGTGGAAGGTCTAACTTTTCACGAGCCTCATTTGGAGTCATAACCTGTGTTTTGACATATCGTTCAATAATTTGAGATTGAGCAATTTCGTCTGTTAAGGTTAACTCATTAAACTTAAGTTCAAGGATATCTGTCTTTTCTCTAATGATTTTATTAACAACCTTTTCAAGGTGCTTTTGTGCTGGACGAGATACTTGTTCTTTAAAAGTACGATCTTGTGAAAGGGCAGCCGCAATACCTGAATCTGCTCCACCAAGTTTAGAAATAGGTACTTGATGGGCAATAAGAATATCATCTCTATTTTGTTTACGATATTCTTTAAATGATCCATCTTGAATACCATTCTCAATAGGCTCCATCTTAAACTCAACCTTATTGTTTTCTGTATCTCCAGGAAGCGGGATATAAAGTGTTCTGTGTGACTGAGACTTAAGTCCAGTTTGCAAAAACCTAAACATCTTATCTTCTCCATCAGACGATAGTTTGGCACCCTTTAAGGTTACAATATATCTTGGAACAGCCTTGTTTTCAAAGTAATCAATATTATATTGTGAAGCAAGTTGATCTCCAATTAGAGATGGCATTGCTGCAACAATGTCTGGAATTCCATAAAATGTATTTAATGGTGAGTATTCTTTATAGTGAATAATCTCGTTTGGACGTTTATCATTAGTCATTGGATTTGGATTTTTAGCACCAAAGTTTCTAAAGTAAACTACTGAGTTTCCAATAATTTGAACAAAACCATCATGTAAACGACGTACACGAACTGTTGTTGCTGGAATATGACCTACATATCCAATTTCACCAGTTACTGTTCTTCCTATTTCAAGGAACCCATTACCAGTAGCCTGAACATCTGTATAAAACTTTTCCATTGTTTTTGTAAATGAATCGTCATCGTTAAGGTTTTCTAGCCAGTCTTTTAATTCAAGTTTCATTCTTTCAATACGATTACGAGCACGATCAACTGCTGCTTGATCTTCGTTCATTTCAAACCTTAACATTGTTCTATCTGCAATATCAAAGCGGTAGCCAAGACCAACTACGTTTTCTACCTTAGCGTCAATAGCAGCATGGTTAGCAAATGATGTGTCATAGAAGTTGGCTAGTTCATACATATTGTATGGAGGAGTAATTACGTCAAATAGTCCATATCCATTTCTATATACCGTGCCAGGATTGATTGCTTTTGATCCAGCATCTACACCAGATGGTGTTGCATTGGCAGAATCAAGATATTCATTTGTTGCAAAGGTCATTGCCTTTGTTACATTCCGTGCAGTTTTTCTACGAAAGTTTTGTTCTAATCCATTAAAATCTTTAAGTTGATCCCAAGACTTATTAAATGGATCTTGTTGTGCAAAAGTATTTTCTTGTTCTGGTTGTGTATTTAAACCAACTCTTACGTATTCTTCACTCATCGCTACCATACTTATCATAGGTTTGTCGTGCTGCTACCCAAGCACCATGATCATTCATGGAAGGAATTAAGCCATTCTTCATTCTATCTAACTGTTCAGAATGTTCTTCCTCGCTAATTCTTGTTAGTCCAGGCACGAATACTGCCTTTCCTTCTCCGTCATCGCCATAGTGTATTGCAACTTTTCTTAATTCTGCAATTTTAGAAATATCTCCACGCTCTGCTGGAATATTTAATATGCTGCCAGTGCCATCAGTAAACCAAGCACCATTAGACTTTTTGTACACGTACAAGCCCCAATTATAATCTTTTTCTATTACTTTGCGCCGTACATTGCCAACTTTTTTAAGAATCTCATTATCCATAACCATCAGTATACCATATTACAGTGCTGAGGCAGTACTTATTGACCAACTAACATCTTGATATATTTTCATTTTGTCTGAGTCTAGACTTAAGCCATTATCATCATCAAATACTATTTTATTTGTTCCAAGATAGGTTTTGTATACCTCTGAAGGGTTTACGCCATATAAGTCTGTTGATCCTATTACTAATACCCTATTCCATGTAAAATCATTGCTAGAGTAATATCCCCATGTAAAGTTTGTTGCTCCGTCTGTTTTAACCCTTATCCAAGGTCTTGTTATTGTTTTTTGGACTTGCTGTAAATTATTTGCTTGGTAGAAAGAAACGTTATTGGATAACACTGGACCATTAATATTTATTGAGCCTAAGAATTCGTCAAAGTCAAGGGCAGAGGCAAAGGATATGCCTAAAACCCCCCACTCTTTAGATGTTAAGACTGGTTCTCTAACTACAGATCCATTCCAATAATAAACCATATCATCAATTACTTGATTATTTAAAAGACTTTTTGCAAAAACCCTTGCCCTTAACCCTGTATCGCTATCTGCTGCTATATAGAACTTTATGGTATCTTGCTTATATACAATTTCAAATAACTCTGTCGGAACTGGTGGAAACTCTGTTTCAGAATATCTAAGCCACATTTGAACAGCACTTACCAAGTATTCTGAAGATAATGTTTGGTTTACTGGCAAAGAAATTCCACGACTCTCTAAAGATAATATTTCTCCACGTACCTGAATTCCAGAATCTTTTGTTAAGTATAGGTATGGGGTACTTCCCTTATAAATAGTAAATGGATTCTTAGACTTATAATCATAATAAATACCAGAGCGTTTATATGGAAATAGATCAACGCCAAATCTTGTGCCAATAGGGTTAAATGAATTATCATTAAATGCCTGAGAAGCAATCTCTAACTTACTTAATAAAACTGGTTTATTCAATATTCCACGAACATTAAACTCTAAATGGTAAACAATTGCCAACTCGTTAAAATCTACAGTTTTTGTTGGATAAATTAGCGCATTGTTAACAACTTCAAATTTTGTTGTTTCCCAATTTGGATGCTCATCAATATCTATAATTGAATCACGGAAAACTGGCTCAGTTGTTGTAAAGTTACTATCAAGTAGGTTTGCCCCATCCTGTACATACTGCAAAGTTACATAACTTTTAATTACAGAGTCAGTAGTGTCATAGGTATATGTCTTAATAGCCCTTTGTTCTGCATCCTGATAGTTATTCCAACCAGTTAATAACTGATTATCAAAATCATAATATGTTTTTTGTATTGGCTGAAAATAACTTTGATATAAGTCTGCATATGTCCAAGAAGAAGTAACCTCTTCTTCAACTAATGTTGTAGGGGATGGAGCAGCAATATTAAATTGTAAAAAATCTAAATCGTAGAACTGATTTCCAACATCATTGGCTACATATTGACCAAAGTATGACAGTGGAAGATAGTCTTGCCATGATCCAGAAACTCCTATATCTAAGAAATATGCGCCATAAGACTCTAATGGCAAGAGCGTATAACTTGCTAGGTGCTCAAATAAAGCAATTGCATTTTCTTCTTCTGTGACTCCGCTAACCGATAAATCGTCAAATGTTGCAATACCGTCGCTATTAAAATAACTAGATATTAATAGTGAATTTTTTAATGTTGAAAAGCCAACTGAATATGTCCTTCCTAAAAATGTTCCTGATAAGGATCCATCTCCCGCAACATATAATTTTAAAGAGTTTCTATTCCCAAAAAATGTAGCAACATTTCCCCCATAAGTATCTACTAAAGAACTTATATTAACGCCTACAGAAAATAATTGATGCGCTTCAATTGCTTCTGAAGTATATATAATTTCGTCTACTCCATTATAATTTAAGACATAAGAAAGTACATCTTCATCTTGTTGAATTATAAAGTAGTTGTTGTTAATTGAATTATATATCTTAAATAGTGTTTGAGTAGAGTCAAGATTATGATTACTAAATACTCCATAAAAAGCAGCAATTTGGCTATTTAAAATATTAAAATTTGTAAAGTTAAAGTAACAAGTTTTTGCGTTCCAAGAGTTATTAGGTCTAAAAGTAACAAATTTATAGTCATTGGCTGGACCAGACTCTTGGCTTTGGATTGTTTTATTGTCATCGTACAATTCTTTTAAAGTTTTATTTGATAAATATATTTCTGGCAAAGAATATTCTGGTGTTCTTAATACTTTTGATGTTGTTGTTAGGTTATCAAAAGAACCTTGTTGCCATTCAGCAAAGTCTGGATAAGTATAGTTAGCAGTATAGTCTGCAAATGGATAGTCAATAAATGCTGCAGTACCTCCATATGCTGAGTTTATTCCTTCAGGAGATGTAACTCCTTGACCATATACCCATCTTCTTTTTGCAACATTTATAGGAACTTGATATGAGTATATTGCAATACAGTCAATATCTACTGGATTAATATCTGAATAAGAATAAAATCCTAACCAATCTTGATTTTTATTTGACCCATCATATTCGTCTGGTAAAATTAAATTGTCTGTTTCTATAACTAAAGAAGCAACTTCTTCACCATTAATAATTAAAGTAGCAGCATTTCTAATTAGTCTTATCTGAATAAGCATTGGTCTAAACCATTCTCCAACGTAATGAGAAACAAAGTAATCACCAATTACTAAAGTTAAAAATCCGTTATCTGCATATAAACCATCATTTGATGCAATTGGACCAAAGATTTTTTTAGATGTTGCAGAATCAGAATTTATTCTTAACCAAAACTCAACAGTATATTCTTTATGCTGACCTACCTTATTTAAAAATCCCTTACCTGGAATAATTAAAGAGGGTTCTCCATTTGGATTTGGACTAAGTGTTGTAACATTAGATGCGCCATATACTAATGGAACGCTAGTATTTTTTGCAAGCAATCTATTATCTGAAACTATATAGTATGCAGCATCTCCAGATAATCCATATGCTGGTGAAGATACAACTTGTGTTGAATCTAGTGCAATTGTTGCAGGCATTGAGACTGGTGTAAGACCAAGTGATGAATGGTTAAATTCTTCCGACCATTGACCAACTGTAACTCCATTTATATAGTATAAGTAGTCTGCTGGAACTGATCCACCAGTAGTAGATGTAATTTTTATAACTACTCTAAATTCTGTATTTTCACTAATAATTTCAGATGTTTGAGAAAGAAAAATCCATTCATTTGTAGAGGTTATAGAATATGTTTTTAGTTTTTGAACTATAGAAGCAGTTGTTGTATCTGTGTATTCAAAACCAATAGAAACAGAATCTATATACTGGCTATCAGCATATATGTGGGCACCTACGCAAAAAGTTCCCATGCTGTTATTTAAATCTGAAAAATTTATTAAATCTGGGCTAATACAAACAATATCTCCAGTGCCAGAAGGAGGGACGTCACTTAATAATTTATTAACTTCTATTGTAGGAAAAGGAGCGTTAACATCTGATGTTTCTAAAGACGAAGTTCCCCCAGTTACCGTCCAATAATTATCTATATCCTGATAATCAGAGTCTATTAAACTAATATAGTCAATTGCGCCATCTAATGCCCATAGTGCTAGTGGGTGTTCTGCAAATATTTTTTCTGCATACAAATTTGATGGGGTAGACATATTTCTCCTATCCCCTTATTATAGCAGGATGGGAACTAATATAATTTAATCTCACATGCGTCTGTTGAACAATATTTTTCAGATTCAGCATCAAGATTATCTTTGCCATCGTAAATAGCAGACCAATCAATTTTGCCAATTGTTCCAACATAAGAGTTATATTCTTCTCTTGTTATCTGAGTATATGGTTGTTGTGGATATGTCTGGTTGCCCATTGGTAAAAATGATACTGCCTTTAACTGCCCTTCGTACATATGAAGTGCTGGAGCAATATGCTTAGACTCTGATTCTTTATCAAAAGAAAGAGTTACAGATACGCCATTGTCAGACCAATACTTTTGAGCAGTAGCAGCCAAACCAATCTTTTCAAAAAGACTTACATCCTTTTCAGATCTTGGATGTCCAGATGCTACTGGAAAATATACTACTGAAGTGTTTGCAGATACTAGATCTGCTTCAATTTTATACCCTGCTGCTTTAAATAAATGAAGCATTGGATCTGTATTTCCAAACCTAATAGCACGAAGATAGAATGCTCCTCCAGGACCCCAATGAACTCCAGGGGTTGCACCAGAAAGTAATGATACAGAGCCAGAAGGTTTGACGGTAGTTACACGAATTGATTCACGTACACATAGCCATTCTGAATATGAGTGATCGTATGAGCGAATCTTTTTATACCCTTCGTCCATCCATTCACGAATTACTGGCATGCCTTTTGTATCTGCAAATGATGCAATGCCAGTTAGAGATGTTCCAATACGACGATTACGTTGCATAATTCCATTTGTGGTTTGCCAATGTGTTGGCATTAATGTAACTGTTTTGCCATATAGATATGCAAACTTTAGTGTACGAAGAAAGTCTTCTCTGTCTTCATGACGATTTAAATGAACTTCTACGAGAGTGCATAATTCATAACTTTCTAAAGGTTGTTCGGCACAAGGATTGAATCCCATAACACGGGAATCTTTATAGTCTGCAGGATCTGCTAGTCTTCCATAATCTCTAGCAACATCTAGCCAAATAAATCCTGGCTCACCATTGTCTGCAATTAAATTAACATAGTCTTCATACTTTGTTCCAACTTCTGCAGCGATAGAATTATTAGACATCCAAGCCCATCCTGGATTTTTTGAATCAAAAGAGTTTCTATCTGGAAAAACGTCTGCATTTTTTAAATTAATAAAATCTTTGTCTTCTGGTAGTCCTAAAGCCAAGGTAGCAGAACGACGAACATTTCCAGACACAACACATGTACCAATAAGGTTAACAATATCTACTATTGCCCTAGAATCAAGTTTTTCTCCTGCTCTACCGCCGATTACTGCATCTATCTTGTTATGTAGTGCAATAAGTGGTGCTGGACCGCTAGCAACCCCTCCAAAGCCTTTTATAGGGGCACCTAGAGGACGGATAAGGTCATAGTTAAACTTCTGTATAGCCTGATTAGGGCGTAGATATGAGTTTAAAAGCATTCTTACAGAGTCTACCCAGCCTTCACGAGTATCTGGAATTTCCCATACATTTTCTGGTTCTGTTGGGGCATAAATAGGCATCTCTTTGTCTTGACCAATAGTGTCAAACCCTACACCTATACCTAGCATTAAGGCATCCATTACCCATGCAAATAAGGCTCCTGGATCATTACGATCAATATCACGAGTAGAGACCATGGCACAATTTTGAAGGGAAGCAGAGTTACGTTTTTCCATAGTCATAGGGGTTCCAAATGCCCAAAGACCACGACCTGGTGGAGTCCACTTTAAGTTAAACATTCTGTCATAGGCTTCTTGAGCAGACTTTTGAGCCTTGTTATCATTCCATGGGAGCCTATTATCTTTGGCGTGGTTTTTTTGTACTGAGTACATTCCTTCAATTACCCGCTTGCAAACCTCATGCCATCTTTCTTTTGTTCCGTCTTCTTTCATACGAGAATAAGTTCGTATAAAAGTAATTTCACCTAATGAGTTAGAGCCTGCATCTGTAAAACCAAAAGGTGCTGACACTCCAACATACTTATTTACGAATTCATCTGTTAAACGAAAAGAAAAGATATCTGACATTTATGTTCCAACTTTCTATTAAAATATTATAAGTACTTTGAAAATTACAAAGTAGTGTTAAGTATATCACAAAATTAAAAAGAAAAACACGCTTGTTTAAGGCGTGTTAATCTCTAGTTTAGAGTTAGTGCTTTGTATTTTATAAAGTACTATGCACCAATCAACATTAGTTCGCTAAATGCTGCACCTTGTGCTGGTGTTGACCAAGAAAGTGTGCCAGAACCATTTGTTTTTAAAACTTGATCAGCGGATCCATCTGCGGAAGGAAGTGTCCAAATTCTGTTTGTTGACACAGTTCCTGGAGCCTTAAAACCAACATAATGGCTTGAATCTGTATCTGCAAGTCTTAATTCTGCTGTAGCGTTAAGAGTAAATGCTGTTGTTGCTACTGGACTTGATAAAGTTGGAGAAGATGCAAATACAAGTGATCCAGATCCAGTTTCATCTGTTATTGCAGATGCAAGGTTTGCGGATGATGGTGTGCCAAGGAATGTAGCAATACCAGTTCCAAGCGATGTTATTCCTGTACCGCCATTTGCTACTGGAAGAGTTCCAGTTACACCAGTAGAAAGAGGGAGACCAGTTACATTTGTCATAGTACCAGATGCTGGGGTTCCTAGCGCTGGAGTAGTTAATGTAGGACTTGTAAGAGTTTTGTTTGTAAGAGTTTCTGAAACATCTTTTAACAATGTACCGTTTAGATAAAGTGACTTTCCAGATGCTAAGTTAATATGCTCCGATGAAGTCCAAGCGTCTGTAGCGTCAACCCAGTTAAAGGTTTTGTCAGTTGCGCCCTTAAGTGTAATACCTCCGCCATCGGCAGTTGTATCTGTTGGGCTTGCTGCATCTCCAAGAACAATATTTTTGTCTTCAACAACAAGATTGGTTGAATTAATATTTGTAGTTGTTCCATTAACTGTTAGGTTTCCAGAAAGAGTTAGGTCTGTTCCTGATATTGCTCCAGTAAAAGTTGCTCCTGATAGTGATGCTTTAGCAGCAAGATCTGTGGTTAAATCTGCAATCTTAGATTGAGCAATTGCAGCAGAAGCATTAATATCTCCGTCTACAATAGTTCCATTAGCAATCATTGTTGATGTTACTGTACCAGTATCACCTGTAGTCACAAAGTTAGAGTCTGAAAGTGCTGTATTAAATTCTGCAGTAGTTCCAGTTAATGTATTTGATGTTAATGAAATTGATTTATTTGAAAGTGTTTCTGTTTTTGATGCTGTTGACTTAGCGTCTAATTGTGTTTGAATAGCAGATGTTACGCCATCAAGATATCCAATTTCAGTATCGGAAACACCTGAAACTCTAGCCTGAATTGTTGTGGTGTCTACTGCTAAAGTTAATGTGTTTGCAGCATCGTTATAAGTCTTTGTTATGCCTGTACCCGCAGTAAGAGCGGTATCAATAGCATCTTGTGAAAGTTCTGCAATGTCAGATGTGAGGGCTACTGTACCTGTTGCATCTGGAAAAGTAATTGTGCGATCAGCAGTTGGGTCTGTTACCTGTAAGGTAGTCTCGTAAGAATCGGCGGTAGCACCTTCAAAAACAATGCTTGTACCAAAAGCAGGATTTACTGTAGAGTTAATATCGGCAAAATAGTCTAGATCTGCCCAGTGATTTGTTCCATCACCAATTTTAAATTTATTTGTGTCTGATTCCCAACCCATTTCACCAGCATTTAATACTGGATTTGCAGATGTCCACTGTGAAGCGGTTCCTCTGCGTTGCTGCATTCTGGTTGCCATTTATACTCCTTTGGTATGTATATATTATAACAGATAATTAATTAAAATTATCAATAGCCGTTCCACCATCATATGTTGCTTCAAATGATGCTGTATTGTATAGCCCCGCACTTACAAGAACACCTGGTTCATTGTATGCTCCACCACTAATAAAAGTACTTACAATTAAACCACTTCCGTCAATTGCTGTATCATGAATGTGATCTTGAAGTGTTTCTGCATCTTCAAGAGTTGCCATTGGATACCATTCACCAGAATAATAAACATGAACTCTTTCTGTTAATGTATCAAACCACAATCCTCCATTACTTGGAGAAACTGGTGCGGTAGTTCCAACAGGCATTGTTGGAGAACCAACTGCAGAGTCTACATAAAGTTTTGTAGCAGCATGTGTATTTTGAGTAGGTGTGGCAACTGTAACAACATCTCCGAAAGTACCGCCTTGCGCTACAATCAAACCATGTTTGACTCTAAAGTCTTTATTTACGGTTGCCACTTCTAACCTCTATTCTATTTATGCTTCAATATAAGTTTTGCTTACTTTAACATCAGTATCTGCTGATGCACCAGTTACCTGAAGAAGAACGTTTCCACCACTGTAAACAGCGTTAGTTGTTCCTAGTTCAGCGTTGCTGATTACATCTGCATACTCTGTTAAGTAAACGTTGTTTGATCCATCTACAGTTACAAGAAGTTCAATTACTTCAATATCAGTACCCTTTTTCATTTGTACGATATATTTAGCACTTGAGTATGTTGCTGTTGACCATGTGTCAATTGTTGTTGCTGAAGTTGAAGCGGTAGCAAGAGCAGAACCAAGAAGAACATCTGGAAGAGCAATACTTGTCGCATTTGCTGCACCAAGAGTTGGTGTAACAAAAGTTGGGCTATTAGTAAATGCTACTGTTGAAGATCCTGACTCATCAGTTAATGCTGCTGCAAGGTTTGAAGAAGATGGTGTTGCAAGGAATGTTGCTACGCCAGTTCCAAGACCAGATACACCAGTTGAAATTGGAAGACCAGTTGCATTTGTTAAAGTTCCTGCTGATGGAGTTCCAAGATCAGGAGTTGTAAGTGTTGGTGATGTTAATGTCTTATTTGTAAGTGTCTGAGTTCCATTTAGAGTTACGACTGTTGAATCAATATCAATTGTGTTTCCAGTTTTATCTAATCCTGTACCAGCAATAATTTGTCCCAAACCAGTAAACTGAGTAAATGTAAGTGCTGTAGTTCCAACTGTAATTGCGCCATCATTAGTTAATACATAACCTTGATCAGCGTTTGCAGTTCCTTCTTCTACGAATACCGCAAAGTTTGAAGTAAGTTCTGCTGCTGTATCACAATCAGTTGAACGAACTGCTGCTCCAGATGCTTGAACTACATAGATACCGTTTTGTGAACCAGTTGTTTGATTCTTAACAAGAACACGATCTCCAGTTGCAAGAGTTATTCCGTCAAGAGTGTCTCCGTTTTCAAGAGCGGAAGCAATTGTTACGTTAGCAGTTGTTGCTGCACGTACTGATGCTTTCCAGTCAATACCCTGTGTTGTTGAATCCACATAAGCCTTTGTTGCTGCATCTTGTGCAGATGTTGGATCTCCAAGACCTGTGATCTTGTTTGTGCCCATTGCAATTGCACCAGACATTGTTCCGCCAGTAAGTGCTAGTTTGGCTGCAAGGTCTGTTGTCAATCCTGAAATCTTTGATTGATCAATTGCTGCTGCAGAGTTAATGTCTGCGTTTACAATTGTATCGTTAGCAATCTTTGCTGAAGTTATTGCAGAATCTGCAACCTTTGCTGT